GTGCGCATTTTAGATTCAGGAATGACATATTCAGGCTCGCCACCTTCTCCAATTAAAGCGTTAGTGGGGCCTGAAACATATCCGCCTTCTGCGAGCGGATAAGAAAAAGAAGGTGATGTTGGGAAAATTCCACCAACACCGCTATCAAAAGCGCCAGTCATACTGCCAACACCGCCGACATCAGCAGTAATGCCAAGAGCTTTTGTGATCGTGCCGTACAAAATCATTGCTAATTGCTTGGCAATAATCTGTGCCGCCATGTCCATAAAATGCTCAGCAACGGCAGACATCATGTCGGCTAATGCTTCTTTCGCGCTCTTACTGCCAGTCACCACAGAAACAAAAGCGTTGCTGAAAGCGCTACCAATAGCGGTAGCACCTGCAGCTACTTGATTCTCAAGCTTGAGCAGCTCATCAAGCTGTTTCTGCATTTGAAAGCCAGGATCAGATTCCCTGCGTTTTTGCTCAGCAGCTTCCATTTTTTGCCTTTCTTTTTCTGCTTTTTGTTTTTGCTTATTTTCGGCGTCAATTCCTTTTTGCCTGAAATCCAAAAGCTGCTCTTCAAAACCTACCTCTGCTCGTAAAAGTTCAATGGCTTCTTCTCTAGGCTTGAGGTCATTTTCAAGAACTTTTTGCTTGGCTATTTGAAACTCTAAAGACAGTCTCTCTAGCTCTGTAATCTCGCCTTCTTGGCCCAGCAACCTACTATTTAGGTCAAAAAGTTTTTGAGACATGTCAGGCTTTGCTGCAGCTGAAGACGTAGATGTTGTACCGCCACCGTTTGTAAGGCCAAGATCAGGTTTTACTATTTCTGTCAACGCCTGACTAGGCAAATTACTCAATGCTGTTAAGTTTTGATTTTGCAATTGCATAATTCGCCCTTGCAGCGGAACAAGCCTGTCTGCATTTGGGTCAGTGGCTGGAATTCTTTTTAAGGCATTGCTTAACTGCGTTAAAGCCTGTATATTTTGCTGAATACCTGCTTTATTTTTTTGAGAAGATATTTGTGTTAAAAATTTCTCAGCATCGTCTATTGCTTGAGATGTTGCACCAAAAGTAATTGTTGCGCCAATGCCGCCAATCTCCCTGTTAAAAGCTCCTCCTCTGCCTGCGGCAAGCATACGATTTAAAACTTCTAATGTTTGAATAGCTTGGTTGAAAACCCCTTTAATTACAGGAGACAACACCTGCCCTATAGTTCTTGCAAGTTGATCAACATTGTCTACCAATGTGCTGAATTTGCCGCTTAAGGTATCTGATTGTGATATTGCGCCTTCTGCGTATTTGCCTCCCGCTTCGGTAAGTTTTTCTACCGCAAAATTAACTGCCTCGGCGCTAATTTGCCCTTTACTAAGGGCAGCTTGGAATTGCTCGCCAGTTAGATCGTATTCTTCTCTCAAAACTCCTGCTAAGTCAACGCCACGCTCTTGCAATTGAAGCAGCTCTTCGCCCTGCAATCTTCCTTTTGCTTGAATTTGACCAAAAGCCGTAGCGATTCCAGAAAGATCAGCACCAGTCGCGCCCGCTATGTCAGCTAACCGTTTAGTAACATCAACAACTTGTTCTGTTTCAAATCCAAAAGCTTTTAAGCGTTTTGCTGTTTCAATTAACTCTGAACCTGTAAAAGGTGTAACAGCTCCAAATCTTTGCAATTCTCCAATAATATTTTTAGCACTGCCAAGGGAACCTGTTAGAACTTTTAGGCTGCGCGTTTGAGTTTCAAGCTCCGCTGTTTTGAAGAAAACAAATTTAGCTGTTTGTATTGCCGTAAATGCGCCAAGCAGCCCTCCGATGACGCCTTTTAATTTGTTTACACCCTTTGACGCACCAGATGCGGCACGACCTACTTTTACAAACCCATCTTTTTGATTTCGCAAACGTCCGTTTACGTCACGCGTTGCTCCCTCAAGTTTCTTTGTCTCAGCTGTTACCTGCCTAAGAGGATTGACCGCCTGAGCAGCGTTGACAATCAAGGTAACATTTGAAGTTGCCATGGCTGCTCAGTAATGCCACAAGTCTACCTCCGCCGCATTTTTGCGCGATCCATTGCCTTCTCTTCCCTTTCGCCTTTTACTTGGAAGTAAGCAGCGAAATAAACAAGCTCCGCGTCTGTCAATTCAGTGCGAAGCTTGCTGACCGTCATTCCTAATTCGCAGGCCAGAAAAAACTCAAAATAGAGCCAGCTGTCCTGCTTTAGTCGTTTTTTGCTTCTTCAACGTCAGCAGCTTCGCCAACTCCAAATAAAAACAACTCGATTTCATTCAGCACTGATTCAGGCAGTTGCCGTTGCAGCTTGACTGCATCTGCAGGTGCAAAGGCTTTTGTTCCGTCCTCAAGTTCTGCGATCTGGCACAGCATTTGTGTGCTCACATCCAAGGCTTCTTCATTGCCTGCCAAACTTTGCGCCTTTTTGCGATCTGCGCGTGTGATCGGCTTGAAGTACAAATCAACAAGGATTTCACCTTGTTCGTTTTTTAGTGCAAACTTCCGGCGCTGGTTAAGGTCAAATGCCTCAACCAGCAGATCAACAGTGCGACTAGAAGCAACCATTCAATCAATAAAGTGGTTGCTTAAACTATAGCCCCATCACTCCAGGTTGGAAGTGATAGTGCCAGAGGTCACAAAGTTGCACGAGACAATCACCAACTCGCCGACAGTGGAAGTGATTTCTGTATCAGTAATAATTCCGGCAAACGCAACGCTATCAGTGCCTGAAGTGCTGCCTGTTGTAAACAGCTCAAAGCTTGCGTCCGTTGCATCATTTACCTTTACAACGTCTTCAATCAATCCAGCTTGACCAGTGGCATCAGGATCGTAAACAAGCTCGACAGTACCTTCGCCGGAAACTAAGCCACCAACAAAACTTTTGAACGTATCACCATGATCCGTGGTTTCATACGTTTCCTTAGTGATCGTCAGGCTCCAGCTGCGTGTGCCAACAACAGCTGCAAGGCTGCCACCGCCAGTTTCAAACTGGACAGAACCTTGCTCTCCGCGAATAGTGGCCATGGTCAGAGTTCCTCGATGAATTCAAAGGTCACACGGACCTGAGTTTGCAGAAAGCCCTCGGGAGAAGCCTTAGCTAAAACCTCTGGACCAATTGGAGCGTCGAAGTAAACCCCCGACACAATGACCCTATTGTATAGGTCGCGTATCCTCTTGGCGATAACGTAGTTGCCACCGACTCCAACACCAAGAGCACTGAAAACGTTGACAGTGATCAAACCACTAACACGATTTTGAGAGTTAGCAGTCAGACCCTGCCCTAAATACTGACTTGCGCCAAATTCAGTCAAGCACTGCACCCAGGACGAATTTGCCGGAGGATCAAAAGCCATGTTGTGAAAAACAACTGGCACTACAGGAGCGCTTGCAAGCTCAGTTGCAAGCCTGCTTTCCAGCACAGCGCGAATGGTATTAAGGTCAGCAGCTGCCATTAGTTTTGCCTCCTGAACGCCTCAACAAATCGAGGCACTTCATTTGTGGTAATTTCTTTGGCAATTCGATCTGGGAAACCTGGCTGCGTGCCTTGTCGTGTTCGGTATCGCCCTCCCCAACTATCTGGCAAGTTATTGCCATAAATTACAGGTTCGGCATATTCCATATTATTTGTAATTTCAGCTTTCAGTTGCCCGATATTTGTTTGCCAAGCACTCCTAAGCCTTCCAGTGTCAACTGGTGTTTCTTCTTTTACTTGCTTAGTCCAGCTTAATGCTGTTGCCTCAACAACATGCTGAATCTCTTCTTTCATCAAGCCAGCGATCTGGTCAATTTTAATTTGACGCGCCATCGCTATGCCCTCAGGGTTAATTCGTAGCTGATCGCAGTGGTTCCTTGTGGATAGGTCTCAACTGCAATAACTTGATAAACCACGCTATCAACAACAGCCAAGTCTTTTGTCTCCGGTGCTGCCGTTAAATCAGCAGCAGCAACCGTAAGTTTTTTGTCTTTGGTTTGATTTAGTTCGTTTTCTTTTCTTGCGACAACATCTGTCAAAACTCCTTTGACTTCTTCATCGGAAAAAGTTTGAGAAACAGTTCCTGCCGCAGGATCGTAAGCACCAGCCGTCACAAAACGTATTGTCACGTCACCACCAAGCGGCTTGATCGCCTTGCTGACAGCGCCTTGTAAAGCTTGAGCTATTCCCATCAGGCGATATATCCAATGACAGTGCCAGAAGTCAGCCTGACCGATGTGATCACAAGACCCTCAA